TTTTCGGGCAATTTTAAACTATTCACGGGGGTTCAATTCCCCCCGCCTCCACCAAACTTAAAATTGCTATATATCGTGGATATATTGTTTCTTCCCGATATATAGCAATTTTTTTGAAAACATTTTATATTGATTTGAAATAATATTTTGAAACAAAACGAAGTATTTTTGAATGGATATCACACGAAATATCACACGAAAAAGAGAAGTATCAAGATGTACCTTGATACTTCTTTTTTATGTCAAAGTGTCCAATACAGAGATTACTTTTTGTGCATTCCTACAAACTCACGCAATGCGTGAGTTTTTTGCGTTATTTCTATTGACTTATCACGCATTGCGTGATATAATATAATCACAGTAAAAAACAACTTGCCGAAAGGCAGAAAGATTAAGGGGTAAGAATTATGGCAAAGTATAACGGATATTCTGGAAAAGTTATCAAGCAGTTATTTGAAATCGGTAAAGACTGTGAGCAGAAAGGGATGACAGCATCCGAAGTTGTTGATCGTTTGGCAGAACTGGGGTTTGGGAGTGACGAGGCATACGATATCGCAATTGCAGGCATGAAGTACGGTGACAGGATCACTATCGAAGAAAAAATTTGGTACAGGGTCGGCGAGCCTGCACTGGATTGGCATGGTGACTGCTACAAAAGTAGCTATAACTACGCTGATGAGCGCCCCGAAGATGGTATATCAGTAGTCACTATCGAATGGTTGCATAGTCTGAAATCTGTGTTCTTTGGCGCACACGATGACGACAAATTGAAAAACCGCGGCGTATACAGAATCAAGGGTATTCAAATTGGATTTGGCGGCGATGATGAGCCGGTTATATATGCAACAGATTGGGCAGAAAAAACAAGAATTCGCACGTTCACAGGTTTAGAAAAAGCTGTAAAAACTGCAAATAAATAACATAAACTGGGCGGAATGGAAACATTCCGCCTACGGAGGTGTACTATGACAATTAAAGAAATGCGAGCCAAGTCAGGCATGACGCAGAAGGCGTTTTCAGAATATCTAAACATCCCCAAACGCACAATTGAGGACTGGGAAAGTGGCAGAAGAAAAACGCCCGATTACGTCATCGAACTGATTGAGTACAAGCTGACACACGAAGGGGTGTTGTTATGATACGGAAATGCACCGAATGCGGTAAAGAATTTAACTGCTCACCGTCTGACAAAAAGCTAACTTGTAGCAAAGAATGCAGCCGAAAGCGGCGCAGTAAGCTACGACAAGGGCATAAGAGAACCGATGAAACACGTCAAAAAATATCTGAATCTTCAAAGGGACGAGATATGTCCAAACTTCAAGTCATCGGCACAGCCGCCGCGTTAAAATCGCCAAAGGCTGGGCGCTATGAAACTAATTCATCAGCAAAACGCTGGGTTCTGTTGTCACCAGAAGGGCAAATTTACGAATGCACCAATTTGACGGAATTTGTACGGAAGAATCCGCAACTTTTCGGCATCGAATTGACTGACAAAAATGTCATTCGCATAGTTCACGGTTTTTTCACTATTAAAAAGAATCTCAAAAGACGTGAAGGTACAGTAACTTATAAAGGTTGGTCGCTGCTGAGTTGGTCTGACGAAATAAACAAAAACCTTTGATATTCGCCAAAATTCGACAATTATTTTTCAGCGCGGTATTGACTTTACAAAGGTTATAGGTATAATAGAATGTAGAGGTAACGTAAATTTTAATTTATTATCTTTTCCCACATACTTTCATGCGTTATCTCTTAATGGTCAAAAAAACGGCAGAGGAAACTATCCCCTGCCGTTTTTCTGTCAGTTTATGAGCCTGTCCCAGTCTGATCCGCCGAGATATCCAACCCCGAGCCGATTAGCCTGCTGGAAGTTGTAGATAGCGGTCATGGTTCGCTCGCCCGCGATACCGTCTGCCGCTCCGCAGTTGAACCCGATAGCATTCAGCCTTGCCTGAACCCAACGCGTCAGCTCACCGCTGTCGCCATTGTTGATAGTGTACTTGTGGCACTCTGCGCGCGTTTTTGCACCTGCAATGCCGTCCACAGCCAGCGATGCGCCCTTGGCGTTTAAAATTGTCTGGAGTTCAGATATCGGATTTGTTTCTGTTGTGACTGCGTAGTACCTGTAAAAGTCATCTGTTACGCTTCCCGAAGTGCCGCCTCGTACTGCTTCATCGCCGTACCACTTAGCCCCTGTACGCACGTCAACGTGAATCGCGGTGTAGGTACTGTCGATGTTGCCAATGCCTCTGAAACCGATATCCTGCGCCTTGCAGGCCACTTTCTTGGTGCTTATGATATTGCCGCCCTGACCGTAGCATATAATATCCGCAGCGTTGCCCTTGGTGTGCTGACCTGTGCCGTTACCGCCTACAGCCTTGTCGTGGTCAGGGCAGCGGTAGCCGCTTGTCACGATGATCTTAGAACAGCTAAGTGCCCTGTAGAGCTTTTCGAGATTGGTCACAAGATTCGGATTAATTTCCGTATCATGCGTTTTACCACACTTGCAGCGGAACTCTCGCACATTGAAATGCGCGGAAAGCTGCGTTTCGTCGTTGTAATCGTATTTCATGATTTGTCCTCCTTATTTACCTAAATTTGATATTATTTCACGTTCGCGTTTGCTCAGTTCCCACTTGTCCGCTTTCTCACGTTCCGCTTTCTCACGTTCCGCTCTTTCTCGCTCCATTTTAACGCGCTCAGACACAAGCCAACCGTCACCATACACTGCTTTTCCTGCCTTTTTTTGAGAATCAAGAGAAGATACTCTAACGCTTTCAGCTCTTGGAATACAGAAATTAATTCCGAGGCGTGAATAAGGATATATTGCCGCAGTAGTTGCAAGTTCAAGCGGATATATGTACTTGGGCATCTGTTTCTTCTGCTCTTTTAAGTTGGCTTGATTTGCTGATTTTACAGCGGAGTACAGCACGGGTTCTGTTCTTGCTCTTACCTCGTGCGGTTCCAAGTTTGTTACGAATGATGTGTCAACAACTGCGCCATTAGCATAAGTAACGCTAACCCCGACAACAAGAACAGTGCAGAAGTCACCGTATCTGCACGATGTCAAAGTGGGAGCAAATAGGAAAAACTTTATATTATGTTCAGTGTAAAACTGTATTATTTGTGATAATATTGAAAAGGGCGGATTATCGACCACTATCTTTCCACTGTAGTCAAACGATTTGTAATCACCGCCCGGATAAAATGGACGTACAAAGTTTGACTTGTCAATGCTGTATTCTTTTGCACACCAATCCGCAACAGCAGTATACACCATTTCAGGTGTATAGCAATCGTCTGTAGTTTTCTTAGGGTTAAATTTTTCAACAAAGCCCTCGTAATCTTCAAATTTTTCTTTGTTCTGACTTGTTGCAGCCATCATTACCTCCTACTTGTTGAAACTCTTCAACTTCTTGATAATTTTCAGCGCCCACTGTGCATCGGGATTGATCTCGGCGTAGTTCTCGAAAATGCTTACTATTTCCATGACAGTGATATATGTGAAAACTAAAACCGCCGTCACAATGCCTGCGATGTCGGACAGCTCCTCAGCCTGATAGTACTTGCCCAGCTCATGGATTCCGATATCCAGTCCGCAGACTGTCACCATTACAACGATTTCGCCAATCTTATTCAATCCGCCCTTTCTCATCTTGGCGCTGCATATGTCGTCATTGCAGTATGCTTTGATGAATCCTGTGACGTAGTCTGCGAGCGCAAGACCGATGATTATTAATATCATGATTATGTATTTCATACTGTTGCCTCCTCTGATGCTGTTGTTGTACTTGCCGCTTCAAGCGCAGTCACCCGCGCGACAATTTCCTGATATGTCGGCGAATACGGGACGTATTTATCGGTAATATCGTAAATAGCCTTTTCGCATATCATAGCGTCCGTGAACGTTAGAGTATCATCAACACCGCCAGTCGCCGTTGACGCTGCACAAAATCGAATGATTGAGCAGTCTTTTGCGAATGTGATTTCTTGCGAAAGGTTCTCGCCACGTTCAACCTGAATGTCCGTCAGAGTGTCCGCCCAATTCGCTGAAAAGAACATGATCCTGCACGTTGTACTGTCCGTGTCAGTAGATGAAATGCTGCCGAAAGTAAGCATATATGTGCCTTTAGGGATAGGCTGCTGGAGCTGAATTTCGTACCACTTTGTTGAGCTTGTGGCAGCGAAACTCGTAGAGTTAACAGGGAGAAGATTCTTTCGCGAATCTCCGTCAATGAACCCCACAATATGCTTTTCATGCGCCTTTAGCAAACCGTCAATAATTTTTGCGTTATCGGTTATGACCGCCATGCTGAATTTGTCGTTGTGGTTTTCCTGCATTCCTAACTGATAATTTTCCGTGTATGTCGTGCTCATTATTTCCCCTCCAGTTTACTGATCTTCATTATTTCCGTTCTGCATATCGGGAACTGTTCCATTCCGTTTATGTCGGTTGTGATAACGGATTCCTGAACCGCACGGTTCTGCTTGTCTGCTGCTGAATTGCCGCTCGTGATCGTGCTGCCCATGTATCGCGGACGGACGAACGATGACGCGAGATTTCCGAGAACCATTCGCGTAATATTTCCTGTCAGCTCGTCTTTTTCCACCTCGGTGATTTTCTGAACTTCGTTGATGTCAAGCTCGGGGCAGTATATAGTACCTGAATCGCCATAATTGTAATTCTGTAGGTCAACAAAATCGGCATACCGCTCATCGTCTTTCAATGCCGCAATTTCAATTTCATAGGTGATTTTAGGATAGCAGACTGTTTTCCAGTACGCATTTCCGTCTGCGATAAGTCTGTCCATATCACACTCAGAATAGTTAAACTGTACCATGCGGGTGATCGCGTGGTGCATTCTGTCATTGATAGCAACGTTTGTAATACCCCACATCTGCCCGTAGTTGTCATAACAGTACAGTGCCGTGCAGAAGTCACTGTAATCCACCTTTTGCAGGATCTTCACCATGTCCAGTGAATACCGCAGGTAAAACGCATTATCGTGGGCATACTGCATTCTGTTGTTGATACTGAAATAAAAATTATCGCGGTAAAGTTCACCGCCATAGCGATTCATCAGGCTGTTGTCAGCACCTACCATAGCACCCCAGAACGTTACATTTACATACTCTTCCGCACCGAGAACTGTCTCAATGTCGGAATGCCCCTCGAACTCATACTGCTCCGTGTGTGCCCATTCCTTTTCCCATTGTCCCTCAACGGACGACTGTGCGAACTGAATGAACCGTTCTGCATTGCCGCCATCGAAAGTCGCAAAGTGTATCAGCAAATCATTCAGATCATACGAAATATGCTTTGCATGAACTTTTATCTCGCGACCGCTTTCACTGATTTCGGGCTGACTGGCATCAATGCGGAATAGCTGACCGTCAACTTTCAAAACGTTGTTCACGAGCAGGTTCTTCCACTTGCCCCATTCGTCCAACGGGTGACGGAGCGTTATTTCCCAACGTTCATCGTTATGCACAGATGTGCATTCGATAGGGTCGAGAATGGCAAGTCCGTTCCCGTCAAAACCTGTCTGCGGTTCGTGAAGATCATAAACGTGAATCGTTCGTTTCCGTTCCAGTGCCCATAGGTCAATGCCCCGTATGTCGGGAAGAAGTTCATTGTAAGGTACGCCGCTGTTCACAGACGACGATATGCGCCAAATGGCATACGGAAACGGTTTTTCTATCGGTTTTGCAGGCAATGATATAAATTCATCATTGTATAAACCGCTATCAGTCATGTACCATGCCATATCACTCAACTCCTATCGGGAATCCGATTGACTGCAAATACGACGCGCTGCCAAGCTGTTCTTCTGTCACCTGTTTTATATTTTGCGCTGACACGGTTGCACCGTTCAATTTATCAGAATTTATCAGGCACAAAGAACTTTGATTTTGCGAGTATAGCACGTTAATCTTTTGTGTTGATTCACATACAAAATCAAAAGCACTGTACTCCGAATGCCATGCCCACCAATAGCCGCTTGACGGTGTCCCGTCAATACATATATTCAAAAACGGATTGTTGCCTGTAACAATGCAATTGTGGAACGCTATTGCGTTATATCCGATAGACGTATTTGTTGCCCCTGTATGGGTAGACGCACCTGAGAATTTAACGTTGCAGTAGTACAAGTCTATCGCGTTAGGGAAACTGTTTGCTCTCAGTCGTGAAAATGCTGAATTTCCCTGAAATATAATATTAAATGATGAATTATACACTATCGGGCGCGAATACGAATTATCATACTCACTGCCTGATATCACAAAATATGAATCTGTCACCATGCCGCTGAATCGCATATTCCGCAAATAGCAATCAACGCGCGAACCACAGCTTATCCGAAATAACGCTGCCCCGTTTTCGACAAGAAAGCTTGTGATATTAAAACCACTTACGGTACAGCTTGAAGTTATTGCAAATACAACGCCACCGTTTTTAAATATGCTTTTAATCGCCGTCCCGTTTCCGTTGACTGATTTTGCCAGCACAGATACCTGCCCTACGCCGTTAGGCGCAATATCGTTCATGTCCCAGACCGCGCCCTCGGCACATTCAACGTATACTCCCGACTTTCCGACCGCCGTCACGAAATCTGCCCATGTGTCAACGATATACGGATCTGCCTGCGTTCCTGTTCCTGTCATAGAATTCCTCCTTTAGAGCCAGCGTTCGCGAACATTGACGGTCATAGCAGATGCCTTGCCGCCGTGTTTGATGTAATTCTTTCCGACATGAAGCAGCGGAAATCCGTATTTGCTCTTCGCCGTTATATCCATATTACTGCCGTTTTTGACGTAGTAAACGACTTGCAGCTCGCTGTCGATTATGTACTCGGTTCCTGCCGTAAGTCCGCTGACTGTAAACTCGCTGCCGTTGGTATCGATAGTTATCTCCGATTCGGTCGGCGTAAATTTGATCTCGGGTGCTGAAAACAGTGTACCCTTGTTTTCAAGTTCGGTGTAATCCGTTGCGCCTGACAGGTCGGCAGTTGTCGGATTCAGTGCATACGCAAACGGTCTGCACACTACATTTATCGGAACATCAGCCGCAAGAATTGCGACTGCCTGCGGAACGAGAGGATTAATTATAACATCGAGCACTTCATCAGGAGCAGTAGATATCCACAGCTTGCCCGTTCCCTTGAGAACACTGTATATCTCCCTCATTTTCTCAGGCGAAGCTTCATGGACATAACTCTCAATTGTTATGCTTGAATTTTCGTAATATTCGCTTTTCTGCATGATCTTGCGCAGCGCACCCGTAAGAGCCTTTTCAGCGTAATTCTCGCTCCATGTGGGGCGGATTATAGGCTTTTTCACAATAAGCCCGAGATCTTCACTGCTTTTGCCGTTGAAAATAAAATAACTCATACCATGCCCCTTCCTGTTTCGATTGCTCTCTGCTCAGCCGCGAGATCTTCGGCGATTCTGCGCACATCATACCGCCCCGAAACTGTTGCGTTTATCGTGTTGTTGAAGTAAAATACCTTTTGTGTATTGCCGTCCTGAACAGGTGTAAGCTTGGAAGTTCGGCTAAGAGGTGTGACCTTAACGCCGCCGTTTATGATCTCCAGCAGCTCCGGGCCCGATTCAGCAACAATACCGCGTCCGAATCCTGCGTTTGATATGATACCGCCTACAGCGTTCATACTGTATGCGCCGTTCTTGTAAAGCCGTGCGTCCGACGCGCTTTGGATACTTTTCTGAATAAGGTTGTTGTTATCATACAGCCAGCGTGTCCATTCGCTCACGGTGTGAGAGTAGTTTTCTCCGAAAAGTTCTCCTGCGTCTATACCGTTTCTTCGTGCCCATTCAAGTATACCCTTGGAAAGACTGTTTTCACCATCGCCGAAAGTGGTGGAAAAACCGTTCTGACAGTTCTGGTCGTAAAATCGCCAGAAGTCGTCTCCCGTAAGGCTGCCCGAGTTCATGCCCCATTCGAGCAGCTTCGTGACATCATAGCCCTTGTCAAGCTGTTTTTGAACAATATCAACATAATTTCCGTTGAAAACATCACTTGTCTTTATGCCCGAATTTGCGAACCACTCGCCGAGTTTTGTAACGTCAAAACCTGCGTCAAGCATTTTCTGAATGCTGTCGCGCATTTCGTCTGTCATGAGTTCAGTTGCGTCAACTCCTGCGATTTGCGATTTTTCGTAAAGTTCTCCAATCGACTCGAACACATCGTCCATAGCCGCCTGACTGTCCGATGAAAGTGCAAGCTTCAGCTCTGAACTAAGGTCTGCCATGCCTTTTTTGACGGCTTCCTTTCGCTTTTCAAGGTCTGATTCGGCATCATCAAGAATCGCATATACTTCATTCTGAGTGCCGTACAAGTCAGTTACTACTGCATCGAAATTGCCCTCAGAGAAGTCCTTAAACGCCGTGTCATATTTTTCAATAGCGGCTGTCGCTTCCTGCCAGTCGCGCTCATATCCTTCTGCGGCGGTACGGCTATTTTTTTCATGTTCTTGTGCTTCATCATATGCGTCAATTATGCTTAAAAGATGATTGTCAGAGGCGGTATTGGAGCCATATTCAAGATTACTTCGGTCATCAACATATTCCTGAATCGTTACCGCTTTACCGTTACGAGTAGGCGCGACCGCTGCCCATTCCGCTTCAATTTTTTTCATTTCATCTTTGTATGATTGTGCTTGCTGGTCGAAACTAATATAATTATCTTTCGCTTCCTTCTGAATCTTCTGATATTCAGGGATATTCTCAGAATATTCGTCAAGGAGCAATGAGGATTTTTTCTTTTCAATTAGGTCATCAATTTCCGATTCCATTTCCTTGTACTTATCGATCATGTTGTCGGTCATTGTATACTCTGTGCCCAGCGCGTCATTTAGCTCGCCGAGTATGTACTCAGCCCGCACCTTATCGGAATCCTTGACGCGTCCCGTAGAATCAGCGAGGTTTTCAAGTTCTTCCCATAGATCCTTTGTACGCTCAGTCTCGTTCAGAACGTCTCCGGCTCGTTCATTGAAACCGTCTTTCATGTCTTTCATTGACTTGGCAAGATTGTCGATGTTCTCATATGCGCCCTCATACATCTTGCTTATACCCTCGGCATAGGAAGGAATACTGTCATATTTCTTGTACAGTTCAAACAGCGCCGCAGAAACGCCGAAAATGCCTGTAGCAACGGCAACAGCAGGATTCGCTGACATTACCGCATTAAGACCTTTCATCCAGCCTGTGGCAGTCTGAGCGACTTTCAGCATACCTATTTCTACGCCTACCGCTGCGATGAGCGGGGCTATCGGTTCTAAGATATCAGCCACAACAGGCAGCGTCTTGACCGCCCCGCCAACAAGCTTACTGCCTACCTTGAATACCTTGCTCAAATCGTCCTCAATGTCGGGCATTTTCTTTGTGATGTACTGTACGATATCGCGCATTTCAGGTTCTAATTCATCAGCGAGAGATATTTTCATTCCGTCAACAGCGCTGTCTAAAAGAACGAAATCGCCCTGCAAGTTGTCCTGCATTGTGCTGCTCATGTCAGAAGCAGCGCCGTCACAGTTCTTTATAGCAGCCGAAAGCTTTTCCACATCCGCAGGAGCAGCATTCATAAGCGAAAGCCAGCTTGCTATTGCTTCTTCGCCTGCTATCTTTTTGCCGTATGTAGTCTGTTCCTCATCGGTCAATCCCTGCCATGCCTCGCGCGTTTCCGCGATAACATCTCCGAAATCTCGCGCCTTGCCGTTCGTGTCGTAGAACTCAACGCCGAGTTTTTCAACAAGCGTGCCGAGTGCTCCGAGAGATTTTGAAGAAGAACCTGCATCAGTTGAAAGACGTGTTATAATGCTTCTCAGCGCTGTACCTGCCTGCGAAGATTTAATACCGCTGTTCGCCATTAATCCTATAGCTTCCGCCATATCTTCAATGCTGTAATTCAGCGTTCCGGCAACAGGAGCAACGTATTTGAACGTTTCGCCCATCATGCTGACATTGGTATTCGCATTGGAAGATGCCGCCGCGAGAACATCGGCAAAGTGACCGCTGTCTGCGGCTGTTAAACCGAATGCTGTAAGCGCGTCTGTTACAATATCGGACGTAGTTCCGAGATCTTCGCCGGAAGCGGCAGCCAAGTCCATAATTCCGCTTATGCCTGAAAGCATATCCTCGGTTTTCCAGCCTGCCATTGCCATATATTCAAGTGCCTCGGCGGACTCGGCGGCGGTGAACTTGGTTGACGCGCCCATTTCCTTGGCTTTTTCTCTCAGCTTTTCCATGTCCTCAGCGCTCGCACCTGAGATAGCCCCGACCTTGGAAATTCCTGCATCGAACTCCGTGCCCGTTTCTATAACGTCTGTCGTGAAATTTTTAAGTTCAGTGGCGGCTTTTCTGATACCGTCAGCCGCGAGATTGCCAAGTGCAACAGTCATTGAAGAAATGCCGCCGCTGCTTACTTTTTCGGCGTTATCGCCAAGCTCCTTGACATCGTCTGCGGTGTCCTGTGCTTCATCTCCCGTGACTTTGAGGTGGCTTTTAGCCTCGCCCAACTGATTGCTGAAATTGCGCACATTTGCTTCGGTTCGCTCTAACTCGCGGCGGAATTCTCTGTAGGCATCTTCACTGACATCGCCGATACGGACACTTTCTTCAAGCCCTTTTTCGGCGATTCTCAGATCTTTGACTTTTTTCTCAGCGTTTTCAACCTTGCGGCGGAATTTGTCATATGCTTCCTGATCAATTTCCTTGTTGTCGAATTTCTTTTCGATCTCGGTCTGCTCGGCTTTCAGCTTGGCAAGCTTGTTCTGCGCCTTTTCAACGTCCTGCTTGAACTTGTCATATGCGCCCTTATCGATATTGCCGTCTCGGAGCTGGTCGGAAATGCTCTTTTGCGCCGTCTGCATTGCTTTCAGCTTTTCGCGGCTTGATTCTATTGCAGTTGTAAGAACTTCCTGCTTCTGCTTCCACATCTCGGCAGAATCGCCGCCTGATTTTAGAATGCTGTTTATCTGCCGCAGTTCGCCGCAGGCGGAACGTGTCCTTGATTCCGCATCTTTCAGTGCTTTGTCCAGCTTGGTCGTTTCAGCCCCAAGCTGAATTGTAAGTCCTCGGATTAATTTATTAGACATTTTTACCGCCTTTCTATAATTTTCTCAGCGCCGCACGGTCAGGCTCTGTCTGCATTTGGTAGTACGCATCTTCAAGATATTGCCTGCCTGCTTCGGATTTTGAACAATTCCACACTACTGCATCGTGCAGATAGCCCCAGTACTCAAAAACGTCAAGATTTGAGACTGTTTCAAACGAATCGCGTATATAGTCCGCAACGATCTTGCAATCTTGAGTTTTAATATCAAAATATACCTTGCTGTCGCTGCTTCCCTGACAGCAAGGTATGATCAGTTTGGGTCGTTTTCATGTTCATGAACCACCCAGCCGATATAGTCGTCCATGAAGAAACGAAAATCATCGGTAGTGAACTCGTTGAGAACCTGTTCGGCAGTGAACTTAATGCCCTCATCGTTTCTGCTGTAAACTTCCGCGATAAATGCGTATGTTTCCGAGTTCTTTTTAATGGCAGGACGCTGTTCATAGAACTGTCTGACAGTAGGCGGTCTGACCGTGATAGTCAGACCGCTGTCAAGTGAAACTATAAGCTTTCTCGTCATTATGTACCCTCCGGATTAGTCGAGGGATCACTCTGAGTTTCTGTGACCATTTCCTCCTCGTAAATGCAGAGCGTACCCTCATCATCGAGAAGCGGTTCAAGCTCGAACTGTGCCTGAGGAGTGGTCGGGTTCTCAGGCTGAAACGCTGATTCCCAGCCGCCTGTATTTACGCCCACTCCCGTGATTCTTATATCACCTGCGACCTTGTCCTTGTGGACACCGCGGATAAGATAACGTGTGCCGTTATCATTCTCAACGCCGCCTATTTTAGCCTTTCTCTTGCCGCTTGCTTCTGACACACGGGCAGTAGCCACAAGCTTTGCGATCGTTTTGGCATTCCATGTGATCACGCCGTAGCTTATCGTAGCCGATTCGCTGACGATCTTCTTGCGTTTCGCCTTGCCGTCATCGGATTCAGCCGTTGTCCATGTTGACGCGTAGTTAAGAGTACCGCCGTTCTTGGTTCTGCCGATCATGTTCTCGTCCTTTTCAATTTCCGTGTCCTCGGGAACTGTTCCCGTAAACGCAACGACATAGAAATCCATGCTGCCAAGAACGATTTTATTTAATTCGTTTTTCATTGTATTTGACATACATTATCCTCCTGTTTCGATAGTGGTGAAAGTATATTCTACTTTCAGAAGTTTCTCATTTTCAATATAGATGTCTGTGGCTTTGTCGAGTGGAACATCGTTAAACAGTTTCTCGATTTTCCGCTCGATTTCGGGCATTTTACTGTCAGCATACAGTTCGATCGTTATATCTTTGCTGCGGTACAGATTCAGAACGTCAGCTCCGTCAATGCTTGTTCCGCTTTCATAGTAGGCGATAAACGGCGGCTTCTGAGGAGTTTTAAAGAACAGATATGCAACAGGTATACCCACTTTTTTAAGGCGGGTATAAATTTCTTCAAGTGTCATTATTTATCTCCCATAAATTCCCGGAACTTCTTCTGTGCCCTTTCATTAGCAGGTGCAACGTGAGGAAACGCTCTGCTATTTGTTTTTTCGTCACGATTTTTGTGACCGCTTTCAAGCAGGTGTGTGAGCTGCCATTTCTTGCGGTTTGAGATAGTTATTCTTATCTCTGAACTGCCACGCTCTTTCAGATATCGCCAGCCCCTCGCAAAATCTCCCGACTTTTTCGGCGAAGTTGCGTTAAGCTCGGAAACAGTCTCCCTTGCGATAGTTTTAAGCTCCTTGTCGATCTGCGATTTTATCTCCTCGCTGAAATCGGAGAAAATTTTGCCTATGTCAATCTCTGCCATTTATCTCGACCGCCTTTAATTCAAGGGTTCGCCGCTGTTCACGGTAGTCTGTGATACGCTTGACATCGTAAGCCTTGCCGTTGTAAATAATTCTGATTTCCGAGGGCTTCATTTCGTGGATTTTTCGGGAGTACAGCATTTTGAACGTAATATCGTTCTCGGCGTTTATCTGCGCCGCCTCGTAGTATTCTTTTCCCGTTGTAATTACGGCAGAACACCACGGCTTTACTACCGTTTTCCATTCTTTCGGTTGATTTCCTATGCTGTCCGTCGCCGTGACAAGCTGCTGGATCTCTATTCTTTTGCTGAAAGTAGCCATGATTCTCCCTCCTCAGACATAATTTTTGCGGTGTGCGTTCAGAATTCTATCTACATACGGGTTGACCTGCTTCTGCCAGCTTAAAGTATAGTCGCGGTTGTAGAATCCGTCATTGATAAGCACGAGATACGCCATTGTTATATCCTCGTGGCTGTCGATTTCCTCCTGTGTAAGCCCTGTGATAGCCTTTATATGAGCAATGGCAGCATCTTTCGCTATTGGAATAAGCTTGCTGCCATCGTCGTCATATATACCGCAGAACTCCATGATTGCTTCATCTGTTACATCGGCAATCTTCATCGCGGTTCACCGCCTTATCAGCCTGTGCTTGAAGCAGCAGCCTGAACGAGGACGGCACACTTCTGCTCATCGATAACCTTGGAATCGAACTCGAACCAGCAGATAACGCCAAGAGCGTGCTGTGTCGCGTACTTTTCGCGAAGTATCTGGACATTGATGTTCTCGCGGAAGTTTACCGCAAGTGCACTGTAGTTGCCGTAAAGCACAGTCTTTGCCTCTGCCTCGATTTTCGGCATCGCATCAGACAGATAAACAGGCTTACCGAGAAGCGTATAAGGGAACGCCTTGCTTGCGTCGGTCTGAATCATCATTCTGCCCGTTGTGTCCTTGATCTTTTTAATAGCTGTAAATGTGTCGTTGTTCATTGTCCAGCACGCTCCCTGCTGATATGCCTGCTTGACAGCGCCCTGAAGCTCGATGAGGTCGTCAACAGTGATCTTGTCATTATTGGCAGCGGTCACCGTATTGGAGCAGCTGAGAATGCCCTGCGCCTGAGATGTGCCTGTTCCGTTGAGGAGCTGGTCTTCAATGAACGCGGAAACCTTTTCGGCGATCTTGCTGATAACAAAATCAACAACGTTGATTTCACTGTTGTTTTCAACGCTCTTACCAATGAGTACGAGTGCCGCCGCAAGGTAGCCGCCGAGGTCAATCGAAGTGAACTTGCCGCTGTCAGCGGTGACTTCCTTAAATTCTGTCGCGTAGCCCACAGTTACATCATGTGTGCTGTTTGCAACCGTCCACTTAGGAATTTTAAGTGTGCCCTTGACATGATACATCTCTGCACCTGAAAGAATAGGACAGATGTCTCTGATCTTGTCGATGATCCTGTTTGCGATACTCTGAGGAATGATCGCGCCGTTGTTGCCCATTGTGAGATTCTGCTCGCCTGCACGGTTTTCGGTCACGCCCAGAATGTAATTTTCAAAGGCGCGTTCTTCCATTTTCTTGGCTTCGTCTGCGTCAGGAACAGCGTTTGCCATAGGCGGGTGGAAATCGTCAAGCGACATAGCGCGCTTTTCGGCATCGATAGTTTTGTCGATGTTCTTAATCTCGCCCTCGATACGGTCAAATTCCGCTGTTTCCTCGGGTGTCATAGCTCTCTCTTCGGTCTTAGCCTTGCCGAGGAGATCGTCAAGCTGCTTTTTGAGATCTGCTCTTTTTTCGATAAGTTTCTTGATCATACTTTACCTCCGTTAAAAAAATTGATATAAAAAAAGAACCTCGCGGTTCTGTTTTATCCTAATTCTGCAATGCGTTTTTCAAAGTCTGAATAATCAGGCTTCGGAATAGTCACCTGTGATTCGTCCTCAAACGTTCTTGTTTCCATTATCATATCACTGTCTGCTCTCACTTCAACAGATGTTGCAGCATAGCACGGCTGCTTGTGAACAACGAGCGTGATATGGTCGAGTTCAAGCGATTTTATGTGCCGTATCGGTATATCATCGGCACGCTGTTCCATGTCGTCCACAACGTTGTACATACCGAAACTCCAGCCTCTTATCTTGCCCTTTTTGGCAATGTCAATGAGGTCTTTGTCGCGCACGAGTACGTCTGCATGAAGTCCGATAGCGTCCTCGTAGACCGACAGCGTATTGTCGCGTGTAGAAGCGTAGATGTGCGACTGGTCGTGGTCTACGCTCATAGTAACCTCGCCGTTGGATCTGAGCGCCTGTTCAAACGCTCTTTCTTCAATTACCTCGATGACCTTGCCGCGCGGCGTGATTATCGGACGTGACGGCTTGCCGGTTGTGTTGACATATCCGCTGATGTGCACACCGTCTGCACGTTCTTCAATTTTTATCATTTTATCAGTCCTTTCTGATTTTGGGTATAAAAATACCGCCTCGCCGTAGCGGAGCGGTTAAGAAAAAATATTATCAAGATTTATTTCTGATTTAACGAATACAGCCCCAACATCATAATCATCATATACATCAATGTCCTTTCCGTCTTTGGTATATGTCTGAATCGTAGAGCCGTCAACATCAACCAGCAGCTTATTTTTCTTTGCATCAGGAAAACTATGCTCGATCAGTTCGCAAGCTTTTTTAAACTCACTTTGACTGTTATCTTTGAAAATCGTATAATCAAATTTTGTCATATCAAGTCCTCCTTTATAAGCCATAGTTTTTGTTTACTTCATCATTTGTTTTTGACGCAGTCTCTAAAATATCCTTTAAAGCTTCGTCTTTTGTCATGTTCTTACGTCTCATTTTGTCCTTTAATAAATTTTCAAACGTTGGTGCAGGACGTTTTTTCTCAAGCATCATAGCCGTTTTCTCGTCAGACATAGCAACACGAGCTTGATGCTTATATTTATTTCTCAGTTCAAAAGCCTGATTGACTTGTTCTTCAAAGGTTTTTGTTCTATCTATCTGATTAGGTATATCAGTTACGTTTGCATAATACCATTCACGAACATGCTGGTTATCGGTTTGTGTTATCGGTTTTCCAAGATATTTTTTCAAAGTATCTTTGTCTATCTCTATTATATCACTTTCTCCCGATTTGTCAACACCTTCTTTAGGTTTTGCGCTGCCATTTGAATACAGCTTGGTCATGTTGGCAATTCCTCCGCCACCCGAACCACTTGCAAATCTCCCCTTGGAATCATGATTGTGATTATAACGCAGCTCGATGTCCTCGGCGCGGCTTTCACCCGTCAGAAGATTGCTCGTCTGACCCGTGTTTGGAGTGAATACTTCCATTGTCTCGGGGTTGAGAAGAATATCGCCAAGCCCCATAGTTACGAAATTGAATCCGACAGGTTCGTAATCTTCCTCGCGGCGTACCTCATCAATTTGCAGGAAGTGTTTTTCCAATGCGATTGCATACGCTTCATAGCGCTCTTTCATGTTGCCGCGCGTCAGTTCTCGCGTGTCGAAAGACCAGTAATAACCTTTCTCTTTCTCATCTTCGTAAAGCATAACAGTATCAAGAACCGTCTCTATCCGATTGACAATAGATACAACAGCGGATATGAACTGCTTCTTATCTTCCTCTGAAGCGTCGCCGTCTATGATCGTGTGCGGAAATCCGAAAAGCTTGCAGATCTCGATTGAATTGACCTTTTTGTTCTCGTTCATTTGCAGCTCAACCGCGGTATTTGTAACTGCTTGGAAGTCAATACCCTCGTTTAATACGACTACTTTTCCTTTCTGGCTGCCGCCGTCATTTGAGAACATCGAATTGTAATTTTCGCGTATCATATCGGCGGCTTCTTTGGTCAGAGTGTGGCTTGATTTCAGAAAACCGGGCTTGCAACCGCCGTTTACATTCATCTGGTTTTCAAGTTTTATCGAATTGTATGCCGCGGAGAAAATTGTCGCCGATTCTTCCTGTATCGGCACGTTGTCCCAGCCGTTTCGGGTCTTGCGCAGCAGTTTGATGAACTGCCAGTCATAATAATTCTGACCGTTGATATTCACACAGAACTGCTTGAAAATCGGGTCGGCATTACTGATGATCCCCACGCTGCGGCTGTCAACATAATGCAATCCCTCGAACTGCGGTTCTATGTATATCCATGCTCCGCGCCCAAGAAAATAGTCCGAAAGCGCCGCTGTCCACATTTCAACCGCGTTCATAGCGTCACCTGTTTCGCCGTTGAGCTGTTTCAGCCGCGGATCTCCCTTGACCTCAACGACTTTATCATCGACTTTCTGATGAAGATGTATCGGCAGCCTTGCAACGGTATCGGCAAGCTTGCCCACACAGGCAGCAACAGTAGGAATTTCAAGTGCCTGCTCCCTCGTGATTTTCGTTCCGTATGCAACAAGCCCCTCAAGCGTCAGAACACTCGGAGATTCGGCACGCTTTTCAATTTTCTTTTTTCGCTTAAAAATGCCTATATTTATCACTCCTTTCAGATGACCTGACATACAAATCCGCCACTGTTGTCAAATTCCGCAATTTGAAGCAGATACATCGCATTGATCAATGATACGACCATATCGACCTTGCCTGCCGACTTCTTTTTGTTGACATACTGGTTCAGATTAGTGTCTTTGGTGCATCGAGCATTTTCAAAGTTGATTTCCAGCATAAGATTACAGTCATATGAAAATTTTCGGCTAAGAATAAGCTCGCGGAGAAGCTTTGTGGGTCGGTGCAGGAAACGCGAGTGCTGTGTTATTTCAACGCATTCAACGGGGTGCTCACTCCCTTCAAGCTTCTGGATCGTGGAAATTGCATTGTATCGGTCGAAACCTAACTGAACTATCTCAACACCGTACAACTCTGAAAGTGATTGTATGAACCTTTCAACAAAACCGTAATCAATGACATCATCACCGCAGGCAAAGCAATTCTTTTCACGGATAAGCTTTGCATAATCAACGCCTTCCTTGTGGCTTTTGATGTCGATTTTATTCTCAGGAATGAATCCCCAGACTTTGGCATATACGGTATCGCCCTCTTTTGTCACCATAGCTAACGATGTATTATCATCGGTCTGGGAGAGGTCAAGTCCAAGATACACTCTTTTCCCTCTCCAGAACTCCAAATCTTCATTTGTACGGCACAGTCTGACATTGTTAATATCTACATACCCCTCAACGCCAAGTCCCTTGTAGAGTATGTTAAGGTGCTTACAGAGGAAATTCTCTCGTGCGTTCTCGTAAAGGATCGCATTCTGACGCTTTTCGATGAGATCGTCTAAAATGTAATCGTAATTAACGGCAACGGGATTCGCCTGAAAGATTGCAAGATCTTCCGTCATCCAACTGTCGCCCTGCTTGAACTCGTCATCAGGTTCAAAAAGTAAAGAAAAACGGCGTTCGTTAAGAATACCGTCAATTGTTTTTTTCGATTTGTCGATCTCATCAAGCATTGCGTTGAAATCGTTCGGGTACTGTGTGGAAATAACTACGCCGAGCTTTTCTCTGAGCGTTATCTGCGAGGAGCGCATTGCTTCGAGCGGATAGCTGTCCATTGCTCCGACCTCATCGGCGAGGAACATAGTTGCAAGCTTACCGTCCATTTTGTCTTGCGAGTATGCAAGCGGCGTATATTCAGAATCCGTCAACTTGCACCTGATCTCGCTGCGCAATATCTTGAACTCATCTTCAAGATATGGGCTTGACTTAATGATCTTTCGGATCGCCATTTTCAGCTCGCTCGATAGCTTCAGGTCGGGAGCAACTGAAAAGAAGCGGCTGAACCTTGGCTCACTCAGCAATCCGATTATAAAAATTACCGCAGAAGTGAACGTCTTGAAGTTCTTTCGGGCAATTTCCAGTAGTGCGGTCTGATAGTACCTGTAGCTGTCCTTGGCATTTTTGGTGCAGAATATTGCATATATGAACAGCATAGCGTAATCTTCAAGACCGTCATGCATACTGCAATTGAGGTCAGGGTGAACGATAATTTTTAGTATCTTCGTGATCTTCTTCCACTGACTGTGCGATATATAGGCTTTCGGGTTCTTATCGTTGACTATTTCAAGCCATTGCACACATTGCCGTTGAACATAGATACCAACCTTGCGGTCTTGGTTCTCAGCACATCGAACCGCATATTTGTAGGCTCTGCTCTCGCTAATCATCGTCATCGCCGCCAAGTATTTCAAGCAGTAAGCTCTTATCCTCCTGCTGCTGCATTCCGATATTGGCAATTTTTGCACGAGCCTGAGGAGAAAGGCAAAGTTCGTTGCAATAGCGCTGGAAGTCCTTGGCATAAACGCCTCGCGCTTTAAGCAGCGTGCCGTCAAACCTCTTGTCGGGGTTCTCGTTCATAGTTCGCTCCACCTCTGACAGCCGCTCAATACAAACAGCGCAGTCCGAAAGAACGACCGTATCAAGATTGCTGAGGATTCCGCTGTTTTTAAGTTCAGTAACAATGAAACGGAATATCTTTTTTTGTTCCTTGTTCAGATGTGGCAGCGGTCTCAGCCTGTCGGCGTTTCCGCGAATTCTTTCTTCAGCTTCGAGCTTTGCATTCTTCTCCGCACTGGTCAGATGTTTGGATGTTATCTTCGCTGACATTGCAGGTCTTGCCATTTTTCTCCTCCTTTCATTCATTTAGGGAATTTATCATTTACAGACCCCATTCCTTGGTGTCGGCGCGTTTTGAAAATTCAACATCTAAGGGGTAGGGGGGATACGCTGCGAATTTTTAACAAGATCAAAAAGAATTTTTCGCGGAATTTTTCCGCTTTCTGCCTGCTCGTGGTGATATCTGCACAGGGTAATTAAATTACCGTCATTAAGTCCCATTGAAATGTCCTCTCGCAGCGGTGTGATGTGATGCACGGACAATTCATACGGGTTGAGCCTGCGAATCGTTCCGGAAAGATTTGCGCGACAGGCAAGGCACTGGTAGTTATCCCGTTTCTTTATCTCCTCGCGCTTTACTCTCCACTTAAAGCTACTCCTGAATTTGTACTCCGCGCTTGAAGCATCACAGAAATACTTAGGCTTTTTCGGGCACGTCTCACCACGGTCGTGATATTTGCCGCAGTATCGACAGGCTTTTTTCAAACTATCACCGCACTTTCTGTAAACAGAAAACGCCTGCAATTACTTGCAGACGCTTTCCGAAGGAGTAAACAAAAACCAAATCAAACTATCTTGTGTTATTTTTCTATGATATCAGTATAGCACATTTCAAGGGGCAAAACAAGGCAAAAAGGGGCAAAGTTTTTCGATTGCCTTGCTTTGTTTATTTTTTATAGTCCTCACACTATAGTTCATTAACTCTGCCGTCTGTTCAATCGTGTGAAACAACAGATACCTGTGTATCAATACTGTTTCAAGATCATCGTCATGAAGCTGTGCGATAGCATATGAAACTTCGTTCGCAATTCTCATCAGCTCGCGAATGTTTCTCAGAAGTTCAAGTTCAGATTCTGCAATCATCATAAGAGCTTCCTCTGTGCTGTTTTTTGAGCCGTCGCTCTTGCCCTTATCATTACACTCATAGCAAACCGAAACGCTTGTAGCTTGCTCTCTGCGCTTTTCTACGAGCATTTCAAGCGCCTTGACTTTCTTGTCAGCATAGAAAGCACGGTTCAGCCAAGCCTTTACTTCAAGCTCTTTCATCTCTCCCATATCCACACCTCAACCTTGTAGATGTTTTCGTTTAATCCGTGGAACCGCATATACTGTAGCGCACCATAATATGACGTGAATGCTTTTATCTTGGTCATTGACGTGTGTAAGTATGTACCATAATCGTCGTTACGGATCACAAATATTCGTGTTTTCATTTGTCCTCCTTATATTCCAAGCTGCTCGCAAGCCATATAGAATCCCTCTGCCCACATATAGCAGCGGAGTTTTATTCTTTGCCCACAATGTGGAAGCCATTCCCAACTTTCAGGGAAAAGTTCATTCAAGCGGTCTGACGGAATAAAATCATCACCGTATATACACGAAAATACTTCGTCTGCTACTTCTTCCCACATTTCTTCAGGTGTATCAAATACCTCATTTTCACTCTCCAGAAACGCGTCTCTCAGTTCATCGTCATCAACATACTCTTTGATATCTTCAACTACTTCATCTGCGTCCTGTGTATATTTGTGTGAGGTGCACTGGAATTTGCTAATGTAATATTCTACATCATTATGGATATATCCTTTTAGCTCTGCCGACGTGACGGCATTGAACCATGTTGCTATAGAATCTCCCAGATCTCCGCTTACAATCAGACTACCGCGTTTTTTGTCAACTATGTAGTTGACGTAGCAGTTGCCACTTCCGTCTGCTCTGCGCCAGTCAATTATGCAGTAACGATCGGTGTCCTGAATCAATGTTGCTTTATGTGTAGCAAAAATGTGATTGCAGTATTCTTTGATTTCTTGCTTATTCATCTTCCTTCATCCTCCTGTTCCAACATTCAGAACATCCTCCTGCTGGGCAATCTTTATCATAAAATTCAGAATAGATCACCCTAATACATGGAATCGGAATTCCTGTTGTTGCCTTGCGTTGTGCATTTGGAAACTTCTCAAAGAAATCCATAGCATACGTCTTTACAGGGTGTTCATCTACCCATTTATTGACAATTTCATCAATGTTAATGGGTAACCTATATAACATACAACCCTCTAAATAAAAAATAGGGCAGCCAATACAATAGTGATGCTCTTTGCACATTCTCTTGAGGTCTTTTATACTTGCCATTACTTATCTTCCTCCTTAATCCTCTGTATCTGACGATTCAGCTTTGCGTTGATTATCTTGTCTATCTCATCTCCCCCGAGCAAATACCGCAGTTGAAGTGCAACTACAAGCACGTCAGCAACTTCTTCTTTGATATTCTTGTAGGCATCTGGAAAACCTCTGCGGAGCTTGTTGACAGCTTGTGTAAATTCCGCTGCTTCTTCTGTAAGCATATCAGCCTGACTTGTAAATCCGTAGTGATCAGCGATCGCTTTAAGAGATGCAGGCTGTAATGCCTGCATTAATCCCTGTCTGAATGCCTGTTCAACTTCGTCATTCATAACCTTTCCTCCTTGACATTGTATCTGTCGTAAAATTCGTGTTTACTTTCACAATTGACTTTGATTTGCGAAAAATCAATGTCGTACTCTTTCTCGAACTGCTTCATCAACTCAGTCGATGAAAGCTGTTTCCCGAATATCGGCGGGCATTCAAGAACGAACATGAAATCTTCCACAAATTTATTGATGTAATTCTTTGACCTGCCGCGTCGGTGGAACACGGTTACAGCAGCTGCAAGTGCCGCCCTGAACATATCGTCTATGCTCGATGCGTACATATCGTACTGCGCTGCGGTATTGGCTTTTTCCGTTTCCTTTCTGATGTCGCGTTCAATGTCTTTTAATGAACGAACCTTCATCTTTTCCTCCTTCTGTATAGTTCTCTCTGATCTTTGCCTGATAAATACGGCAGATTGCTAAAAACTGCTCGTACTCGTCTTTAAAACGCTTGTACACGCTGATTATGCGTTTCTTATGCTGCTGTGCCTCGGATTTAAGCAACTTTCCTGCATGATACTTCGCATACAATCCGAAAAACATATAGTACAGCATAGTCTCGGGCGGCAAGGTGTCTTTTGGCAGTTCCTTGCCATGTGCAGCTAACGCCTCAATCTCCTTGGACAATTCTGACTGCATCTTCAACACTCCTCGCTATTCCGGCTTTGCAGCCGTATTTGCCTGTCATGACTGCAATAAATCGTTCCTGATCGGGTCTTATAGTGCCGGACTTCGATTTCACCTCAATGAAATACACCATTCCGTTTTTAACTGCGAACAAGTCGGAGAATCCTCGCGGCAGTCCTGTATCAAACCACCTTCCGTCCTTGGTCTGAAATTTCCCGACATTTGCTCGGAACACGCAGAAGCCAAGCTCCGACAGTTTTAACCTGATCGCCGACTGAATGTCATGTTCCGTCATACTCCTATCACTCTCCTCATGTAATTGTATTTATTTGGGACAGGTATATCATGATTTACTGCATATCTGACACACCATGCGAATTTATACTTATGAAGCTTCTGAAATTCAACCACCTCGTTCCAAGTCTGAAGCTCAGCGTCAGCCAAACGGGTGTTTTTAATATTGTCCTGCCGTTTCATTTCGACAAGGTCTATTTCAACTGTTTTTTTATCGGTTTTACGAATCTCCTTGACTGCCGCAGCCCCGCAGTACGGACATTTACTCAAAGTTGGCGGATATACCGCATAGCACTCGGGACATTCGCGGATCTTAACTGTATTCTGCTGCCGTGTCTTGCTTTCAAGTGTCCATTTACGGTCGTCATCAGGAAGTCCGTGAAGATAGCAGTTGCCCACATGGTCAATAATGATAGCTGTTTTATCGGGCATATATCTCATAGACCTCATACTTTGCTGAATATACAGTGTCAGCGACTGCGTAGGACGGAGCAGGACTGTGCACTCGCAGTCGGGAACATCAAGCCCCTCTCCGAACAGATCACAATTGCAGAGTATTTTTATTTCGCCGTTTCTGAAACGCTCCATAACGCTCATACGCTCCTCTGTGCTCGTTGTTCCGTCAAGGCTGTAAGCTGTATAGCCTGCTCCCGAAAACTCGGCTGCGGTCATTCTGGAAGCCTCTACGCTTGCGCAATATACAATGGTTTTCTTATCCTTGGCAAGACGTTCCCATTGTTTGACGGTGTCACCGTATATTTCTTTGTTCTGCATCAGCTCCGCGACTTCGTCCGCCTTGTAATCTCCGGCTCTGACATGAAGCCCCGAAGTATCGGCAAGCTTGACCGAATAATACTTATACGGCGAAAGAAAGTTATTTTCTATGAGCCAACGAGTACTTACCGAAGTTATAAGATCGTCATATACTTCACCCAGACCGCCTGCGTTCAGCCTGCACGGCGTAGCTGTGAATCCCAGACGCACAACAGGAAATCTGTTATATATTTTTTTGTATGTATTCGCTGTAGAATGATGAGCTTCGTCCGTAATTATTATCTGTGGTTTCGGAATATCATCAATGTGTCTGCTGACCGTCTGGACCATGCACACAGAACACAGTTCCATGTTCACGCCCTGTCTTGCAAATGTATTGGATATCTGCTGACACAGTTCCCTGCGGTGTACCAAGAATAACACTCTGTTGCCCTTATCTGTCGCCGAACGCGCTATCTCAGCCTGTATTACGGATTTACCTCCGCCGCAGCCGAGAACGGCGACTACTGACTTGTTGCCTTTTTTGAGTGAACCCTTAATATCCGCTATAAGTTTTTGCTGATATGGTCTTAGTTGCAATTACTTTTCTCTCTCCTTTCTCATCACTTCTCACTATCAAGTGAGAAGTGAAAACTCCCTAATTATAGGCATATATCCGATTGATTCTCACATTCTCACCTATTTCGCACATTGTCTCATACACGAGAACAACACACAATATCCAATTAAATTATGATGATTTAAGTAAATTCAAATGTTGCTATAAAATGTGTGTATGTATACGGGGGAAAGGTGAGAATTAAAAAAGTAGTTTGAATTTACCGCTATATAGCGGCTTTTCCGCTTCTCACCTATGGTGTGAAAATTATAATATTTCAATGTATTCGGATTCATCAGCAAAGCTGCCGTTTTCATCTTGAAGATACATCTCAATAAACCTTGCCTTGTGACCGTCTATTGAAATAGGTTTGCTGCTTTTGCCGTCCTTATATGGAATAATTTTATTATTTGACCTCAGCCAAGACAAAACTGCCCTTTCATCAAAACCATTATCAGTAAGCGCTTTTCGGAATATGCTTGATATGATATATACCTTGTTGTTTTCATCGTCAATCTTACCCCAGAACTCGCCCACATTATCCGAAGTATTGAATCGGTTAGCATTTATCGCTACCCAGTCGCAAAGGAAATTATAGGCGCGCTGACCTGCTGAAACATCGGACTTGTCCTTCAGGAACTGCGACATCTGCTCGACCGTCAGTACCTTGCCGCTGTGAAAAATAAACTCGTCCGCAAGTTCGTCACCGATGATGACCAGTGCCGCAGCCATAGCCTGCTTCTCAGTCGTGTTATTTTCAAGGAGCTTTTTTAACAATTCCCGATATCGTTCAGTTACCTTTTCAAACACTTCCGGCGTAAGTGCCTCAATGTATTTTCTGCCTGCAAAACCATAGTTCTGTTTCAGACAGCTTGAAGTTGCAAATCCGTCCTTGATAACACTGTCAGCCGCCTTGCATTCAATGTCGATAACTCTGTTTACCGCACCTGCTCCCGAACTGTCAGAAGTAAGCGGAGATTCACCCGTTGTAAGCACACATAGCGCCCACCTTGGCGTTTTGTCAACTCCGCCCGACTTGTTTCCTCTCGTTCTTCCTGTTCCCTGAGAAAGCTGATAAACATCGAATTTAGAATGTCCGTGGCTGTCCTTTGAAAGCTGAAGTTCATCAATGCACATAGGCACGTTGTTTAAAAATGCCGCTGTTTTCTCGTGTCCGACCTGTGTCGCGTTAAATGTCTGTATGTACTGACCGATGTCAGGATTTCCCCACACCGAAGCGGCAAGCATTAAAGCAACGGTCTTACCCGTTCCTGATTCTACGCCCCACAGATGAACGAAAAATGACAGACAGCCTATTTTCCCTATGAGTGGACTTGCAAACGATGCGGCAAGCATTACCTGTGCTGTAAGCGATTCAGAACGGCATTTCTGCGCTTCTGCAAGCCACTTTGTATAATCGCCATGTTCTGTGATCGCAGCGTACAGAGTGCTGTAAGACGCGTCTCCGTCGAATACTATGTTATCGACATACGGGGAAAAACGTTCCCCGTCTCCGATATATCCGAGCCTTCCTACTGATTCTGTCTGAGGAATAATATCAAAGTTTAACGTTTCAATATCACAAAGATACTGAGACAATAATTTTGCCGACTTTGATGTAACCGAAACTCCAAGTGATGAAAACTGGATTATTTTTGAACTGTCGAATAACTCAACCGTGCTTGCAATAAAATCATGCCAACCGTGCCCTTTGAAAAAAGCAATACGCAGTTTTTGTGCATCTGTGTCAATGTTGACCAAGCGCTCGATCGGCATGATCGGGTGCAGGCAGGCGAATTCTTCATGATCTTTAAGGATTCTTGAAACTCCCGAGCTGTCACAATGCCACAAACCGCACTCCAGTTCAAGCGGCTGATTCGGGAAGTCGGTTGGATTAACTGCTGTGACCGAACTGGCATTGCCTTTTCTCATACCGCTTTCGTATGCCTTGTAAAGTTTCTTGAACGTTTTACAGCCGAGTTTTCCCGCTTCTATCGCAAGGCGTTCAAGAGCGCGTTCCTTGAGGAACGGGGTAGGCTGATAAAATACCTCTTTGTACGGTTCTTCGCTGTTGGTGTAATCATCGAGACTGTAATGTATCTGCCATTCAAGACCGCCCATATCATTAGGGTCAATACTGCCGTTCTTAGCGGTTTCATAGCAGCGCATAAACAGTGATATCTGCCCCTGCTCCCGCGCCACTTTTCTCAGCAGCGTAAGATTATTCGTGAGCTGCGCCTGAGTTTGGCTGAAATACGCGATGTTTTGAAGAATTTCTATAACTGCCGTTGCTCTTTCAACGTTGTCTGACAGCAGAAACGCCGCCTCAGCCGCCTTATAGCTCAATTCAAACAAACTTACACCTCCTTTCGCTTGGATTCTGTAATCAGAACGGGCATTCGCTGTCGCTCAGAATTTCTTCGTATTCTGCAAGTATACCGCTATCGGCAGCCGCAGCCTGAGCAGGCGGCGACTGTACAGCAGTATTGGCTTTGCCCATTATACTGATATATTCACAGTTAAGCGTTTTGTAAGTTTTTCCCTCAAATTCGCTTGTCTCGATCTTTCCGATACAGAATACCGTATCTCCCTTTTTGATACTGCCTGCAACTCGCGCCTGATCGTGCCAAGCTATACAATTTGTCCATATCGATTCGGTTTTGTCGGGCTGACCTTGCAGCGGTCTCTTGCCGACACTAACGCTCCACTTGGTGTACGTTTTACCGTTTTGTGATGTTTTCATCTCAGCATCTCTTGCTATAAAACCTGCAATAATAAAACTTCCGTCCTGTAATTTACTGTACATTTTCGCCACCTCCGAGTAATTCTGCTGTGAGCTGTTCCGCTCTGCTTGCGTTGACCTTTACGTCAAACCAGTCGGAAATGCTTGACATACCGTCTTTAAGGCTGTTGTATATTCCTATATATTCGGCAATATCATCAACCGTCATGGTTTCGATTTTTCGGTCAAGCCGCTTTTCTATAGCCTCGACCTTGACACCAAACTTCTCAAATGCAACGACCATTTTTTTGATACGGTCGGATATCGGTGCTTCGTTTACGCCTGCAAGAGTTTTCTTGCACTCGATGACCGCTGCTTCGATCAGGTCGGGAGGAAGTATCGCAAGTATCCGTGCTCTGAGCCTGCGCCCCGCAAGGTTAGCGTTATTCTCGTAGATATCACGCTGATCCGTAAGCTGTTTCACGCCCTTCCTTGTGTCCTTAACATGGTGCACGACAAACGTCTGAGAACTGATAACGTTCGTTTCCATATCCCAACAGTATGCCTGCATTTCACTCTCGCCCTCTTTCTGCGAGAGTTCCTTAACGCCAAAGTCAAGGTTTCCCCAGCAGCGGGCAAGCTCCTCGGCAAGTCTGATAGTCGGTCCGGAGATAGTTTCTCCTGCTCTCGGGTAAGAATATGTAGCTTTTTCTGCAAGGCTCTTTCGCTTGCAGGCTTCCATTGCCTTGGCATAGGATTCATATTCATTTCTCGGAAAATGTTTTGCAATAACAAGCTTGCCCTGCGCTTCGGCAACAGCTCTGGAAGCTTCTATGCTTACCGTACCCTCGTTAATGCTCTTGGGCTTGCTTACAGCAAACGGGTTCTGATTCTGTTCGTTTGTAGTGACGATCTGATTTTCCATAATTTAAAATTCCTTTCTTGCGACCCAGTCGGGAAGCGATAAACTGTGTATTTGCGGATTTTTTTCATATCCGTACCAAACATCTGACATCAGGCAGTTGCGATAAACTTCCAAATCAGCCCGAGCCTCTTTTTCACCAAGTTCAAGCATAAGGTTGTCCGCTGCATAAACGCATACAGCATACGGCGCTTCTTTTTCAACAGCTATGAATATGAAATTGTTGGCTGCTATGCCGTTCTCCTGCAAACCATGCATATACCACCATGACTGAACATGATAACGATAGTTATATGCTGATTTCGTAAACGCTTCAGGAGAAGCGTCCTGCGTTGTTTTAAGGTCAATGATAATACCGTCATTTCTGAGGTAGTCAGGACGGCACTTGCACTCAACCCCATCCTCAGTCCAAAAAAATGACTGCTCCGCTGTTCCATTGACAAGAAGCTTCTTGGCAACAGGGTGATTTATCACTGAATCAGCTATGTTCTTAGCCTTTTGATATATAACATCAGAAACAACCGTCATGTCTTTTGCAGCCGCCGTGAAATCATTCCATACAGCCTTGCCTTCCTTGGTTCTTCTGTCACACGTTGGCGCAACGGCGTACTCGTTGTCAAAATCTTCGGGTTCAAGCACGAGCTTATGTACCACTGATCCGAGAAGTAAGGTTTCCGTTTGCTCCCGTGGCATCTCCTTGGCGGATCTATAATGCAGCGGAGAACGGTGTATCAAATCAAGGTCTGATTTTGAAACCGCCTTGTGAGCATGATATTCTGTGTTTGTCATTACTCGTCCACCTCCGCCGTCCGTCTGCTGTTTTCAATGCATTCAGGGCACAGTACCGTGCCTGAAATAATATAATAATCGCCGCCCTCGTATATCTTAGCGCCGCACTCATCGCAGACGGTGCAGGCGATAGGAGTAAAGTTCGGGCATGATGACGGGCACGGGAACTGCCTGCAAAATTCACACATTGCAGCTCACCGCCATTGTATAATTATCAGGTTTCATCTTGACATTCCTCCCATTTTACGATATAATGTGATTGTGTTAATTTTTGTTTGCTGTACGCTTGTACAGCTATTTTTTTGTCTCATGTGAACCAGTCCTTGCCGAAAATCTTTATGTAGCAAGGAACATGATAGGCAAAACCTATGCCCCTGCGGCACTCTCCGATTATCAGCTTCTGACACGATTTGCAGTATCTCATGGAATCACCTCCTCTCACAGGTTAAAAAATGACAATTGGGTTCCTTTGCGCGATTCAATGATGTTTTTCATGCAATCCTTTGAATTCCACGCCGCTTCGCCTGAAACATACGGTTGACGCCAATGGAATCCGATCCAGTCGAAACATTCTCCGAAGCCCACGCTGTTCATCCAGTATGACCATTCTTTAGGGTTTCGTTCATACATCAGGTCAAACCTGTGTGGGCGCTTACGTTCCTTTTGAATACCGAATCCGCACATTGAACAGCCTGTCCGCTGTGCTTTTGTTGTGAACAGCCGCCCCGATGAATCCGATTTTATTTCGCCGTATATCTTAGGCACCGGAACTTCCAGATCAATCGCAAGCTGAAGAATATCCTGTCTGTTAAATATGGCGAAAGGTGCTGAACGGATAGTCGTTTCACCGAAGTAGTTGCAACCGTTTATCATAAGTGATTTCTGCCTACGTCCGCCCTCAGATGCCATAAGACCTAAAAACGGTACGCTGTTATGTGCCTTAGCCCAATCATCACACGGTTTTTCTTTGAGATAGTAGCAGCATTTGTCCGACACCATGAAATCAGGTTTCAGATAATCCACATTTTCATTAGCATTCTCATATCCCCCAAACAGTTCAAGCCATTGTTGGGATAGCTTCATTCGGGTGTCTTTTCGATTGCCGCCGTATTCTCCGGTTTCCCCCGTTATGATTGCATGACGAACTGTCGCGTTATCTACGGTCGGGCGCTGCAAAAGGCTGATTTTGTTGGCGATTTCTTTGCTTAGTATGGGAAATCCGAATTCCTGTATCACTTGTATCTTGTTTTTTATAGGCTTCACATTAATGACGCCGAGCTGTTTATGTATTTCCTGTATTGATTTATCTTCAAGTGATGATGCGGACACCATAGGCAGGTCAAGTTTCAACGATTTGATGAAATAGCACAGTGTTATTGAATCCAATCCTCCGACCGATATATGGCAGTCAAGGTCACGTTTTCCGCATTCACGAATGAATTCCCATACCCTTGATTCTGCATACGCAACTTTAAACTCATACGGCTGTTGCTGTTTGACTTTAAAATCGGATATTTTCCGATCCGCGTCGATTGCAGTCAGCCGTTCTATAACATTCATTGCTCATCCCCCCACTGGTCTGCCATAGCCTGTGCTATGCCTGTAAATGTTTTGCTTCTGACCTTAGCAGCTCCGCCGCTTCTCGATACACCAGCTTTATCTTTGTTGCCCTTATTATGGGAAGTTCCGCACGAAACATAAGGCTTGTACTCTGTCAGCACTTTTGTTGGTACGAGTTCCTGCAAGCCTTTCAGCCACAAGCACGTTTTCTTACTATAAGGCTCACCGTATTCATACGGCTGAATTGTCTGAGTGTACGGTGGCATTCGATAAACGGCTGACGGCACAGGATTTTCGATTGCAATGTGCTCACACTCGGCATTGAAAAATTCCATGAAAAAATCTTTGCCGTCTAACCCTTTTTCAAATCGTTCTCGCTCTATGTATGTTTTACCGTCAATAACCTTGTATAGCCTGCAAGCTCCGGCATTCGATAAGTAAGTGCAGGGCGGGTGCGCAATCAACAAATCCCAATGGTCGATGAAGTGATATTGCTTATCCATTGTGCAAAATTCAATCCCATAGCATCTATCTTCCGGAACAACATCCTCAATAAACACAGGGGACAAAATTTTTAACGCATCACCCAGTATATGCCATTCAGGACGTCCGCCTGACGGCTCTTGTATATCACAGCTATATGCTTCATGACCTTTTGCACGGAATGCCTTGCAGACTGTCTGCGATTCCTCGCAGGCAACTAATACTTTCATCGCTGTTTACCCCCGTCTTCGCAAATTTTCCCATACATGAACCGTACAAGTTCAGGCGTACCTCTCCTTAGAACCTGCTCCGGCGTGAGCTCGACCCTGTGGTCTATCTGCTGTATCTTGATAGCCACAGCCGCTGCCATTTCGTAGAGTGTCGGTTTCATATCTGCCCCCACACTCTATAGATTTCCTCGCGGTTCTTCTCGATCGCCCTGCGCTCTCTGACCTCTTTATACGCCCTTGCGCGGTGCTCTGAGCGGCTTTTCTCGGTCGCCCATACGTTGTACCTATGTACCAGCTCGCACGTCTCCTGCGCCGCGTAGGCTATCAGCGCGGCGGCAGCTACGATCGCGATTGTGGTTAATGTGTTCATTGTTCATTCACTCCTGTCAGTGTTAGATCTTTTGTTAGAAAATCGGAACGGTCTATGCGGAATTTGTTGCACAGCAAGCGCACTTCCGATAGTGTGAAGTTTTCAGGGTTGCGTTTCCTGTTGCCAAAGGTTTGCCCTGTTGTGCCGATTATTTTTCCCATTTCCGCATTCGACCGCTTGCCTTGCACAAGTTCAATGTTGCGGCTCAATCTGTCTTTTTCTTTTTGAGCCTCTGTTAGATACACTTTTGGCATGGTTTACTTACCTCCTTAATTTAATTTCCCCTTTCCGCTTTTTTGATTTACTTCGATCACAGCGTCGCGAGCCATTAGCCCCAAAAACAGCAGATCTCTAAGCGCGATGTAGCCGAGTACCACAGTCTGAAACGCCTCTGTGTTGCCGATGATTAAAAACGCCGTTTCAGCAACAAACATCGATATGAATATGACTGCGGTCAGAAGTGTGCAAAGTATTTTGATTTTGTCTTTCATTTTTCCTCCTGCTATGGTTTAACTGCCGCCAATGAAGAAACTGTAACAGCTTGCAAACTGATTCCTGCATCAGCGGCAATCGCGACCTTTCTTGACTTTTTCCTTTCCTCTCTGCTATAATTTGAGCAGAGAGGAGGTGTATACCATGATAACAACAGATTTTTCAAATTACATTTTAACCAAATCAGAACGAAAGCTTTTAAAGAAAATCAAACGAGGTAAAGTTGCTGTTTACTGCGATTATTTTCAAGATTTGCTTAATCAGAATTTTATCTGCTATCAGCAGTATGGAACAGATGAAATAGGTAATCATATCCCACAAGACAATAAAATAATGATTACAGAATTAGGGAAAGCTTTTCTCAAATGGAAAAAACGTGATAATATTCGCTTTTGGTTTCCTGTTGTTATTTCAATAATTGCACTCGCGATTTCAGCTCTTGCACTGGCTTAGCAGAAATACAGTTTAAGGACTTCACAAATGTAATCATATGTCTCGGGATTTTGATTTCTCAGTTCTGTTGCCTCACCCTGCTTATCGGATGTCAGCCACGCCTTAGGCGGTGTGCTGTCATTCGACACTCTTTTTATCAATATGGAAATCAGATTTTCTATATTAATCATTTTATTTTCCAGACTGGTAAACTGGTTGTTGTTAATCTTCATTCTTGCCTCCTGTCAGTGAGCCGTCCGTACCGCAAATACGGGCGGTTACTTTTTTATTCGGTCTTTTCCTTGTTTTCCTCTTTGCTTTCCTCGGGAACATACTCGATCTGTAAGAGCGGCATAAGCGAATATGCTATGTCATTGAGTTCTCTTGTGATTTCTTTGGCTCTTGCAATTTTTGCAAGAACCTCATCAGCACCTTCAAGCTTTAGTCTCATTTTCCTCACCTCCTTTCCGCGATTCATCATATTACCGTAAAAATTTATTAATAAAATATGTCTGACCTTTTCCTGTTACCTTTGTTGTTTTCGTAATTCGTACAGATCCGTCAGGGTTGCTGATTGTACGCTCTTTAACCTCGAACAAATCCATATCCATTGCTTTCTGTGTCGGCATATTCTTGCTCGCGCCCGATTTAATAAGGTATCCGTTTTCACGCATATAATTGAATAATCGTTTCTGTCCGATATCCACTCCGTTCTGATTAAGCAGCTTTGCAAGGTCGCCCACAAGAATAGATGTGTGCGATGTTTCAACCGCGTCAGCAAAAAGGATTTTGGGCTGGTCGGCTTTCACCTTGGCTTCAAGCTCTTTCCTGCGCTCTCTTTCCTCTTTCAGGGCGGTGAATGCCTGAATTGCAAAATCAGGATTGTTGAGAAGTTCGTCCGTTGCATACATTCCGTGCCTGCGTATTGCTGGGAGAACCTCTGCCGTTACCCAACGCTTGAACTTCTTCGCTGTCGGCAGCTTACTTGAAAGAACAAGACTGTAAAGTCCGCTTTCGTTGATGACCGGAGTTTTCTGCATTCTTCCGATGGAGTCCTGAATCGGGACTTCATCTATATCTTCTGTGTCCACATGGTCGCCGATTGCTTTTGTTGCTCTTTCGTATCCGAGGATAGCCGCAACATCTTTTCCAACAAACCACGGTTCATTGTTAATAGTCAAAGTTCTGACCTCGCCAAAATCGGCGTTCTTAAAGATTTCAATTTCGTTCATTTACTTTTCCTCCTTGATTTCACCCTCCGCCGTTGATATAATAGAATCAGGGAAGGGGGTGAATGTTATGAAATTAGATTATGATTGCCTTCGTGAAATGCTTTTGTGCATCGAAGAAAACCTCAAATGGGACGATGATTTGAGCCATAGTATGCTTAACCTTAGTTTTTTTGTCCAAAATATGCCCAATTTCTCAAAAGCCGAAATTGCATACACATTAAAAATGGGAATCGAAGCTGAATTAATTGACGGTCAAATCTATGATTGTGATACTCGTATATTAGATATTTATTGTTACGGCTTAACTTATGAAGGACATCAATTTTTGGACACCGTTAGAGAAAAAAAGATTTGGGAAAAAACAAAAAATATTCTAAAAGGTATTGGTGGCGCTTCTCTTTCGGTAATCACTTCTGTAGCGACAAACTACATCACTCGTTACTTGAATAATCTGTGATTTCGCTTTGCTTTTCACGACCAGTTAAAAACTCGTACTGGAGTTTTGCTGTCCCCTCCGCATAATTCTTGAAGTCAGAAGCAAACATCTCTGCTTTACTTTCGTAAAATTCCTTGAAGGTTTCATTTTCATCTTTTAAACAACCATGATGTTGCGCAAGTTCTGCCGTTATTGATGAAAATGCTTTTGTAACGAGAGGAAGTATTTCTTCAGTAAAAATCTTATTGGCTTTTAAGTCAATCATGTCTGTCTCACCCACCTTTTAATCTACCAATTCTTCACAGGTCGTACCAAGGCGCTTGGCTAAAGCAACGCCTGTGATGATTGTCGGTACTTTCATGCCTTTTTCGTACTGCGCGACAGTAGGCTGCGCGACTTCTATAGAATTCGCAAGTTCAGCCTGTGTCAAGCCTTTTTCCTCTCTGAGACGCTTTACATTTTCAGCAAATGACATAATTTTCACCTCACAATTTTTTATATACTGGCTATTGACATTTTAGCTAAAATAATATATACTTAAAGTGTCAAAGTAAGCAAATATTATTTAAACTCATATCCTACAAGATCTATCTCTTGCGAATAGCTTAGTTATATTATATCTTAGATTTCTACGAATGTCAATTGATTTTTCTTAGATTTCTAAGATTTTAGTGCTATGTACAATTTTCAACAGGAATTTATATGGGTTTTTAATAAAAAGGAGCATTTTATGAGAACTGTTGATAGAATACAAGATATCCTTAATGAAAAGGGGATTTCTGCTGCAAAAATGATGAGAGATTTAGGCTTTTCAAGCGGGTTATTTTCACAATGGAAAACTGGAAAGCAAAAACCCTCTTTATCAAAACTTGAAATGATAGCAGATTATCTCGGCGTTACAATCACCGAATTACGATTCGATGAATTGAAAGAAAACGCTATAGAAAAATTTGGATTTTGCTGGGACTACACAGAAAGGGAAAAAGAAAAAGCAAATTCCAGAAAACTCATTAATTCTGGCACGTTAAACACAGAGGAGACTGTAAAAAATGCCATTATAATTTTCAAGGCACTTTTTTCAAGAAGCCTTGAAGAGTATCATTTCAGCCTAAGCCATGTTAATTTTGAAACGTATGTAGCAATGCTGCTTAATCAAGATTTTTGGAAAAATAAATATTCTCCAGAAGTTTATAATGAATTAGTCAGACTTTACGGGACCAGAGAAGGCATTAATGAAGGAACTTATTATATTGCACCAAAACGTACAAAAGAAAAAGCAACAGCTTTGAATCTTGACGAAAAAAACAATATCAGCAAAACTGAAAGAGAGGTTAAGCTTATAGCGAGAAAAACAAAAGACCTCCCCGAAGAAGAAAGGGAGGCTTTGCTTAAATTACTCAACAGCACAGTTGATACATTTTTAAAAGCGAAAGGGATTAACAATGATTGATTCAGAACGGAGATTGTACATACGGCAACTTAGTGCAAAGCTTCTACTTGCCCAAAATAACTTATCTCCTGTAATTGATGTAAGGGATATGGTTTTGCCTAAGAACATTTTTATTTTGTCGTTTGATGAGTATTCACGAATCACCGGATGTCCTGTAAAAGAACTTACACATAACGGAACTTATGTTGATGGTTATACTATAATTGCCGATAATATAAAAATAGTTCTTTATAGTTCAAAATACGATTTTTCTTGCCCTCAAAGGCTTCGATTTTCTCTTGCTCACGAAATAGGTCACATATTTCTTGGACATACTGAAGATGATGACAAAAGCGAAGAAGAAGCCAACTACTTTGCATCTCAGGTGGTCGCGCATGATGCAATAGTGGTTTCAATGCTAACAGGCAATTGGAATGTAGATTTAGATTTTATCCGTGATCAATTAGGCATTTCATGGGATACCGCTATACTTAAACTAAAATATATTAACCGTAACAAAAGGGCTTATAGCAGTGCTGAATATCAACTTTTTACAAAATACAAATATCTTTTCAGCACGCACAAAAACAACAGAAATAAGTTTGCAACTGCTTCAAATGAAATATACGTTGAATTTGATGAAGCTTTTGCATAAAAATAAATTCTAAGGAGGATTAACA